GTTTCTCCACCAAAGAAAATACTGTCCCCACCAGTAGTTGGTCTTTGACTTGCTTCAAATAATAATTTTTCTTCTAATTCATGAGAAACAAGCACTTTAACATCTTTACGGTTACCTCTTTGTTTAACATATTGAAGTAACATTTGATGTAATTGAGGGAATACCTCATACCCTTCTCCAGCTTGAATGTCAATGAATGCTAATTTGGAACTAGATGAATCCCAATGTGCACCGTAGTGTCCTTGAGGTTTTTTAGCATTAATTACTTCATGAGTAGTTTCATCTAAGTATTCACTTGCAATATCATCTAACTGTGCAAGAATACCATCGATAGCATGATAACCCATTTCATCAGCTTCAGTTTGTTTACCATAAACAATTGCTTGATCTACAGAAAATGCACATGCTGGAGCAAAAATGTTTTGGTAAGTTGATAAGAATTGTTCACCTTCAATGTTAGTGTTAACAAAATCTTCTTCAATTTGTGTAAATGCTACCATTGATTTAGCTACTAATTGTTTTTTACGTCTTTCAGGTACAGTTTCAGGTAAAGATAATAAGTTGGTTACTTGTGCACCTTTACTTCCGGCAATTTTCCTTTTGTTTACAAGTTTTGCACGAACTCTTAATTGTTCAATGTCTTGAACTTCACCGTTCATTTCAATGTATCTTAACATTGGTAATAATCCAGCGGTTGCTTCAATTCTAGATAAGAATTCTGGTGCTGGTGCATGTTTTATACCTGGAGTTACATCTCCATTGTCAACAAGTTTTTGTTCCCATTTAATAATGAATCCATTATTTCTATCAATTTCGTCTTTGAGTATCATAGTATTCTTTCCTCCTAAAAAATATCACTATGTTTTTTTTATTGTTTTGGAAGGCCGGTTAATGGGTCTCTTCCAGTCATTTCAAAGTAAGTTTTATTACTTTGAGTTTTAAAATCATCATCAGTATTAATTACTTTGGATTTAGTAATTTTTGGTGTGTCTTCATCTTCTACTTCTTTTTCAGTAGTTTCTTCTTCACCATTTTCTTTTTCAGCTTCAATTTCTGCTAATACTTTTTTAACAATAGCAGTTACTTTAGCTTCAAAATCATCATCAGTAGTATCGTCTTCTTTAATGATTTCTTCTTCTTTTTCTTCTTCAGAAGTAGTTTCATCTTCTTTTTTAACTTCTACTTCTTCCTCTTCTTCAGTAGTTTCTTCTTTGTCTACTGGTTCTTTCTCTTCTTGGTCTTTTTCTTTAATAATACGAGCTTCACTCTCACTTTCAGAGGCTTCCGCTTGTTTAACTAAAGATTTAAGACCACCTAATAAATCAAAAGCCATGTTTTTTGCTCCTTTCTTTATTGAACTGCTTTTTTTAATGTAAGCATCATAATCCATAACATGTAAACCATAACCATTAGCTCCAGATTCAACAAAACTAATTAACAATGGAATAACACATTCAGTATCAGATAAATCTTTATATCTGACTTGACCTTTTAGATTTGCTTTACATTTGTCCGCAATTCTATTATTGAGACTAACGCCTCTAAATTCTCCAGTCAACAATGCTTCTTTTATTTCAGGATTGTCAACTCTTATTACCGCATTCCAGCTTCCACGAGGCACTACGGCTGTACCTATCGTTTCATCAGCAGTTGTGATATAATTTTCAAGTAATGACACTTCTTCGATTGGAATATCATTATGATGTACTTCAAAATTATCTTGATTGTTAAATGATGTGAATATTTTCTTAATATCTTCAGCATATAAAGTGTCTCCTTGACTATCAGTAACTCCATTTGCTATAATACAACATTTAACGTATAATGCTTTTTGTTTACATAATAACACCATATAATAATGCTCCTTTAAAATTAAATTAAAATAAAAATTAGTTTATCTCATAACTGCATTGACAATTACAAATGTTGCTGCAGTTATTATGATCATTAGCAACATCACCAGGAAATAGTAAATAATCCACGTCTCCAGTTTGACTGTTAACTACTTCAAACTTTGATGTGATTGGAATTGTTTCACCGTCTAATTCTTCATGCCTAGTATTTTCCAGTGTGGACCATATCCAAGTTTTAGTCTGGTTAACATTCTCATATCCTTCACGGTTGGCTTGACGGTTTTCCATTATTGCAGTTTCATAATCAAGTCTATTAGTTTTATATCTTTCTAAGTCACGTGATAATTGGTTTAATTCTTTGTAAGTGTATTGTCTGCCTTTGTAGTTATGGCCTCTTTCTAATGCTCGTTCTAGGAATGCTTGTCTACGATTAGCTGGTAATGGAGTATCAGTCATTATACATCTTTCTAATACTTCTTTACGGCTTGTTGATTGAGGTAATTTCTTAACTAATGCTTCGTATTTACCAATATCAACATTTGCATTGGTTAAAACATTTTCAACATAATTCAAGTTTTTAATCATTCTCTCAGTTTCAATAACTGTAATATCATCAGCAACACTACTTAACACTCTGTTAGCTTCAAGTCTTGTTTGAGGATTACTATTAACAATACTATGTTTTAATACACGCCTCAAATCTTTACTAGTGGCAATCTTGTTATAACCTTTAATTTCAGCAGCAATATTCTCTGGAGCATAAGGATTATAAAAAGCATCAGGATATTCATTATTCCATTCCACTATTTTTTTATCAACTAACCGATTATTAGTTAACTGCACCTGCATATGGATTGTATGATGTGCTTTTTGAATTACAGCTATTCTTTTATTAGCAAGATAATTCTTAATATCATGATTGTTGTTTAACCGCATTTAACTCAGCCTCAACTTCTTCAATCATTGCAAGGTCATCTTCTGAGAAACCTACTGACACTTCAGGTAATTTACGGTAATTCCATATTTCAGGATTTTTAGTGAAATCATAATCATTCAAATCAATAACTGGTAAATATTCAGATAAACCAATAATATATTGTTTAAGGGTTAATGCTCCATTATTCCAAGTATCACTTAATAATTTAACTTCAATCTCACGTCTATCACTGAAAATAGGAGTAGTAATATCCACATCAATATCAATTTTATATAAATCATAAAGGAGTTCATTTATAAACTGTTTAGGATTTTTCTGTTTATTTCTTAAATTTAAAGTATAAATCTCCCAGATAGACTGAGTTTTATTACTATTCATAGATTCTTTCTCAGTATTTTCCATTAATCGAGCTAATGGAATTTCATAATCATTTAATGTAGATTGCTGAGCATCTTGTTTTAATTGAGATAAATAAGATTGATTATTATTAGTTAAGTTAACATAATCCATACCCAAAGGATTCGGAGATTCATCAAATAATACTGCAGTTCCACCATTAGCAGATTTTAATTCTTTAGTAATTGATTCTTTACGTGACGGCTCTTGTATAGGTTTATTATTTTCATCATAACGTATAGGTTTCACAGGTTCAGGTCCAAGATGAACATTCAAAACACCACTAGAGATATTCCCATTGGATACGGTTTTATAATCATTTTTTTTAATAGCTATTTCAGTTAAGATTTCATCGTAGTGTTGGATCCAACGAGGCAAACTGAAAAATTGGTAAATATTGTCTCCACCTAACAGAGCAACATCATTTAATTTTTCATTACCATAAAAATTAAAGTTAATAGGATACTCTTCTCCCATGATTTTAAAGTAACGAGTTGTACTGTTGATTTGTTGTTTTAACAAGTAACATTTCATTCCTTGCACTGTAACTTGTATTATACTGCAAGTGTGGATTGGTATTTGTTGTACTTTAAATTTGGTATTGGTCCAAGTATATTCTAATGCTGCCCATCCAGCGTAATAATAGTCAATTATTAAATTATGAAATTCATCTATCTGTTTATTTAATAACTCATTAATTTTAGTGACTTTATTGATTAAATGTTCGTCAGCGTCTTTATCTGCAGGTGTTAATGTTATTGTATTATATATAAGGTCATCTGCTAATATTCTGCAACATTTAGCTACATGACTTGATTCTTTAAATATGTAAAAACAGTCACGCATTGATACTGGAGGGTGTAGTTCTATACTGTCTTCTGAAGTATCTTCATTAACACTTTGGAAAACATTTTTGTTTTTTAGATTTTCATTAATGCTTTTGTGTATACTTGCTATTTCATCGTCAACTGGTATTCCTTTGATAATCATAATTTTTATGCTCCTATCCTTGCTCCAACAGTAACTTTTGTTGTGTTTCCTAAAACGTCAGTGTGTAAATAATTCCTTGCTAAACTTGCACTATCTACCAGGTTTGGACTTCTACCTTTTCCATCAGGTGATAATTGTATGCCCTCATCTATGAAATCATCCATGTATTCTGATTCTTGGTTTAGTTTAGTATTCCCATATTTTATGCTATGCATTAATGGTCTTGCTCTTTGGTATTTACTTCCTGATGGTTTCTTTAATATGATTGGTATATTGTAACCATATTCAAGTAGTAAATCTCTGAAGTATTTTAATGCATATTCCGGACTTCCACCACCTTCTTGTTCTATAACTATTACACTAGTCCTTGGAAGGCTAGGATTAGGGTTATGTTTAACAATGAAATCTAATAATAATGATTCAGGGTTGTGTGATTGAGTTTGATTGAAATCTTTAATATATTCTAATCCATTAGCTAAGTAATCATAGCAAACTACAGCAAACATGTCTTTTCCTTTTCCAGCTAAGTCAATGCCTATGATTTCATAGTATAATGGTGTAGTTAAGTTTGTTATTAGCTGTGCCTCTCCTTCAGCACGTGATAGTAAGTCTCCAACTTTTGGTTTGTAATGCCAATTACCATATAATTGGTATTGTTGATCTATATAATCCAAATTTTCAAGACTTGCTTTATATTGTTCTTTATCAATATATGGATTATGTCTCCAGTCTAATGCGAAATATGGTTTGTTTCCAGTTACATAAGTGTCAGCTAAGTATTCAGTACTGTCTCCACCAGGGTTTGATAAGTTTATGAAACTTAAAGGTAAAGGATTGTTTTTTTCTTTACGTAAACTTCGGAATAGGAATCTTAATATTGATTCTTTTAATTCGGAAGCCTCATCATTTACTACCCTGGTGTATGATTCACTTTTAACTTTTTCTTTTCTTTTTTCATGGTCAAATGCTTTGAATTGTATTAATGCTCCAGCTGGAGATTTGATGTATAATTTCGTACTGTTTATTTCACAGGTATTATTGCACCAGTCATTTAGTATACTCCATATACTGTTTGGTCCAGTTAGTTCCTGGTAGTGTAAACGTGTTACCAGACATTGGTATTTCCTATGCTCTAGGTATTGTGCTGCTAACATTGCACCTAGTATTGTTTTTCCACCGAATCCTCCAGCTCCTATTAGTTCATCATTATAAGTATCTGTTGGTCTGTTTGCTTCTATGATGGGTAATGTTTGTAAGGGGTATGGATTTAATTTAATGTAAGGGTTGTTGTATATTGTTTTGTTTAGTAATTGGTTGTAGAAATTATAGTTGAGGTTGAGTTCTTTTTCATAGTCAGTTGGTTTCATTTCCATTCATGGATTCCTCCTCATCCTCTTTGTATAATTCAAATAAATCATCGATACTAGCAGTATTGTCAGCATTAGTGATTGTTTGATTTAAATCCATTTCACCATGTATGCTGTGTGATTGTTTATCATTAATTTTTTCCGGTTTTTCCAAGTCTCTTAATATTTGATTATGCACTTGTCTCATGGCTTTTGGATTTCCTTGCAATATCTTTGTTGCTTGTTTTAAAGTCATATATTCAGGGATTTCCAGTGTGCCATTGTCGGGTAGTACTCCTAGATAGATTAATGCTATTTGAGATAATGTATATAATGCATCCAATTGAGTTTTAGCGTTTTTATAATCTTTATCAATGAATTCTTGGTAGCGTTGTTGTTGTATTTTTTCTCTTTGTCGGGTGTCATAGTCTTCTTTGTTTCTTTTACGCTCTTTCCATTTGAATAAAACAGCTATTGTTTGTACTGTACTTTCAGCTATTTTAAAATGATTTGCTATTTGTTTATAAGTACATCCATGCGTTAACCAGTATTGGAACCATTTGAAGGAACCGTTTTCAACAGACTTGCCACTTTTGTTATTTGGATTGGGTACTTCAATGGGATGTCTCCAATCGTATTCATATGTTGGTTCCTCCATACATTCCAATTCTCCTTTAAATAATCTAATATAATCTAATAAAATCTAATGAAAAAATGATTTAAAAAAATAAATGATTAATTAATCTTTACTGCTTTCTTGCCTGTGTAATGTTCCCATCTGTTTATGATGACTTGGCAGTAGTATGGGTCTAGTTCCATCATGTAACATGTTTTGTTTAATTGTTCACATGCGATTAATGTGCTGCCACTACCTCCAAATAAATCAAGTACATTCTGTTTTGCATAACATTTAATAAATTTTGCACATAGTTCGATTGGTTTTGAATAAGATAATGGATTGTCTTTGTCTTTTTCACCAATATATAATTTTGAATAAGTTTGATAGTCATATCCTTTGTTAGGGTCTAAATTTCCAATTATTGCAATATATTCCAAATCAGTTATTAAATGTCCTTTATAGTTAGGCACTTGTGTTTTTTTCTTATATATTGCTAAATCGTATGATAATTTATTTCTTTCAGCTAATTCAATATATTTTTTAATTAATGGTTTATTGTGGAAATAAATATTAGTTTTTGAATAAATAGTAAGATTTTCTGGATTGAATTTATCTACACCATTTGATTTTATTTGAGTCATTACATGTCCTTTTTTATTATTAACGACTCCTCCTCCTTCAGTTACCAGTTCATATGGAGGGTCAGTTAATGTTAATTCAATTAAGGCTCTCTCTCTCTCTCTGCATTCAATAAAATTTCAACATCATCCTTTGATGTTGCGTCTCCGCAGAATAGGTAGTGATTGCCTAGTTTGAATAAATCTCCTTTTGCCACATGAACTTTAATCTCATCCGTAGTTTCTTCATAATCATCTTCCACTACTTCCACAGGAGTAGTTTCAGGTTGCCCAGGGATTGGTTTCAATCCAGTAGTTAAATCAGTAGTTATGGTTTCAGATGTTGGAATTCCAGTATCACTACTTGTTTCAAATGGTTGTAAGTTTTCAGTAGCAAATCCAGTTAATGTTAAATCAAATCCTTCTATTTCAAGGTCATTGAAGATAGTGTCTAGTTTGCCGATATCCCAGTCACCGCTACTGTTATTTAATCGGATGTTGATTGCTTTTTCACGGTTAATATCTGGTTCGTGGATGAATACTGCATCAATCTCAGTATATCCTAATTCTTGTAATGCAACCACACGCTGATTTCCACCTACAACATGCATATTAACATCATTAACTATAATCGGGTCAATATAATCAAATTCCTTAATTGATTTTTTAAGGCTCTCTAATGCTTCAGGAGTTATATGCCGAGGATTATATTTGGGTAAAACAATCTCATCAATCATTACTTTCTTCAGTTTCATAATTAACTCCAACCTTAATGAGTATAAGTTAATACTGCCGCTATAACTCCAATCACTGCAATTACTGCGG